AAGAACAACCCTGACACTGCGATAGTACCTACGGATGCTTCAGCAATGTGTGTCATCTTGTTCCGCACCATGTCAGCCATTGAAAGCAACTGGGTGACCGCTTGGATGACCTACCTAGAGCGTATGCCTGAGGTAGCCAAGACGCTGTTCGGTATGAAGGTGCAAGACGATAAGTACTTTCAGAGAGATGTGTTCCTGAAGAACAAGAAATTCACTCAGTGGTTGGTAGACAACCATCACTTGTTTGCATAGGGAGAACCTAGATGTTGATGCAGAAAACTACGCCAGAGCAACTGCTACAGCGGTGCTGTCTGGATATTATCAGCCATGAACGCTACAAGTATCTCACTAGCGTGATGATGGTCGGGCGCAAGAAAGTGGTCGAAACACAAGATGTGCCAACGGCCATGACTAACGGGCGAGATGTGTTCTTCAACCGTAAGTACTTAGAAGAACTAACCATGCCCGAAAAGCGGTACTTGGTACTACATGAGGAATACCACAAGTTGTTTTGTGATCTAAACGTGTGGGCTGAGTTGTGCAAGAAAGACCCACAAGTAGCGAACCAAGCACTTGACCATCACAACAATCTTATTCTCAACAAAGAGAACAAAGACGATGGCTTTGCGGTGATGCCGAAAGGTGGACTCGCAGACGAACGCTTTACCGACATGTCTGTCAAGCAGATATTCGACATCTTGTATGAAGAGAAGCAAGGTGACGGTGATGGGGACGGTGACGGTGAAGGTGACGGTGAAGGTGACGAGGAGGATGACGGAAGCGGAAGCACCTCACCTGAGGTGCAGGACGATAACGGTGAAACTCTGGACGGTCATGATTGGGAGGGCGCGGAAGAACTTACGCCTGAAGAGCAAGAAGAACTGAAGGAGACACTGGAGGAAGCACTACGTGAAGGCATCAAGATGGCAGGAGAGCAAGGCGGTTCTGTCAACGAGACCATCGCAGACTTGCTGAAACCGAAAGTCGATTGGAAGAAAGTGACTCGCAGTTTTGCAACCGAGCATACGACAGGCCATGACTTTGGTACCTATGCTCGTCCTAACCGTAGGTTCATAGGTTCTGGTATTTACTTACCGTCACCCATGTCAATCACTGTTCCAGAGCTAGGTGTTCACATGGATACCTCTGGTAGTTGTTGGCATGTCCTGCCTTACTTCTTTGCAGAGACCAAGAGTATCGCTAAGTCTCTTATGCCTCACAAGCTACACGTAACCTTCTGGGATACGGACGTAGTGTATGAGAAGTTTGAACACAATCAGCTAGATGGGTTTGAGATCAAGGAAGCGTACGGTGGGGGCGGCACAGATGTTCGTTGTGTCCCGAACTACTTACGTGAACACAAGATCAAGCCGACAGCATCCATAGTACTAACGGACGGTTACTTATCTGGTGGTTGGGGTAAGTGGGATCATCCAGTGCTATGGTTGATTGTGGATAACCCTAATGCTAGACCGCCAGTGGGTAAGTACATACATGTTGACTCGGCAGACTTCAAGTGATCGGGCGCATGTGGTATACGGATACAAGTGAGGGACATCAGGCGTATGTCGAGTATGCTCTCGCTGACAATCCGCGACTCGCTCACGTTACCTACAAGGTGAAGGTGAGTGACATTAAACTGATCGGGAAGTTTGACCGCAAGGAATCTTCTCGCATCAAAAACGAAATCGTGCAGGATATAAAGGAGAACGAAGCATGAAAGATGAAGATGGTCTTATAAAAGCAAGTTATTTCGGCATCATTAAGTCCTACTTAAATTTTATTAAGTTAGGAGATCCTGACCTTGTTGATGAATCTCTTGAACCTTTTGAAGATTGGTGGAACACCGATGAGATAAGCGGTGGAACAGGATCTTTTATCGAAGAAGTTTACGAGATCGCTTTCGGGGACGATGCGATTAACAGGGATTTCGATAAAGAGGAGGTGCTAGAGAAGTTGAGAGAGTTTAGCGACAACGCTCTGAAGTATGAGGAGAACGAAGGATGATTAAACTACTACTCGCTGCGACAGTGGTAGCTCTTTACCTTGTGGTAAGTACTCACGATTACCATAGCGAAGTGATAGCGGAGCGGGCCTATGTTCAGAACGTATGTTCTGGTGTATGGCCGAACTACAAAAACTTAAACTTAGACTGCACCTCATTTGAGGTGCAAGGAGAAAAGAAATGAGACTAGAAACAGAATTTACAGTGGGTTGGGTGTCGGAAATCAAGCACAAATTCTCTCAAGAGGCAGGAGTGCAAAAGGTGTCGGACTTGGCAGATGAGGTTGACATCGACAAGGAACTAAACGACTGCTATGAGGACAGGCTGTTAGAGCGTAACATGTTGTTATTCGCACAACGCTTACAGCAGACCGCACGGAGTTGGAAGTTCGCTAGGACATACAACGGTAATTTATACGTGTACCGAGACGGAGATTTATTCTCATTCGGCATCATAGGTTATGGGGACTACTTACATACTAGCAGTGGTAAATCAGATGACAAATATACATTCTGGTGCCCGAACGTGCGTAACGAGCGTTACGCAGAGAGTGATAGGAACTACCACATGAGTCAAGCAAAAGACATGGAAGTAGCGGCACGTAAGTGTACTAGCTATATGCGACCGTTTTACTTGCATGAACTCTTCCATAAGTTTTTCAACACGATCACTGACCAGAGGAAAAAAGCGTTACTACATTTCCAAAGTCAATACAATGACGCGAAAACCAAAGTGCGAGAGCATAAAGAAATTTTGACTTATCTTATGGAGGCGTACAAACATAAAGAAATACCTTTGTGGTCAGACGACTTCTCTAAGACATTTGAAGAATACATAAGTGCTTACAATGCTCACTACGAAGCGTTATCGACAGAAAACAAAAACGTCTTGCAGGTATACATACGTACTAACAAGGACGGCAGGAAGCACTACGAACTCAGGGTGTATGAGTATGACGATCAACACTTCCCACACGGTGATTGCAAGGAGTGGGTGCCCCAAAACGAAAACATGCAAGACGAATGCTTTGGGTTCATTGAAGACATACCCGAAGATATTGCCCGACAGATTGCCGCTTTAGATTTCCTTGGCAAAGAAGGTAGAGCTACGAGGTTTGACGATACTAATTGGCAACTTGGGCAGGGTTTGATGGCGATCAAAGGAGAGCTTTACTATCTCGCTTTGAACAAACAATAAATGCTTGCACCTCAAGTGAGGTGCTGTTAATCTTAGTACATGGCGTTAATGAATAGGTTTGCTAAAGTTTGGTCAGATAAAAATACAGATGCTATACATGTAGCAGTATTTGGATCACATAATGAACTAACACGAACAAACCACACATTTGCTAACCTAGAAGAAGTACCTACGTGGATCAAAGAAAGAATAGCTATATTAGATTTCTGTTCTAATGTTGAAGGTGTAGGTATGAAAGTTAAGGCAGGGTTTGGCCCAAAGGGATGGGTCTACCATGTTGAAGATGAGAAAGGTGTCGCGGATTCCTAACTGTTTTGAAGTAAGGCGGTTAGGTGTCTCCTTGATCGGGAGGTGGGAGTTTCGATGCCAAAGGTAGGATGAAGTGCGGAGCGACACGCCCTTTTTTCACGTAGGGTTACGTGGGTTTTTGGGTTCATTTGCCGCCAATCTTATCGTCTTCCACAAAAGTTTGTACCTCACTTGAGGTGCAAGGGGTATGCCGCTTTAGTAATAGGGCGGCTTCATCAGATGCTTGGGATAGGCTAACTTATCACCCTGCCCCACCTTGAGGTGGACTCTTAATCGGGTTCACCTCGAAACCAGTTCTTGAAACCAGTTAGGTAAGGGGTGTTGGGAGACATATGAAGAAACATTATTGCGAAATATGTGGGGAGCAAGACCCCGAAAAGTTTACAGGACGAAGTAAAACCTACTGCGGTGAGTGCCGTTCAAAGTTAGGGAGAGAGACTAGGTTTAAAGAATACGCACAAGGCCATGCGGATCAAAAGCTGTTCAATACATATTGGAGGAGGGTTGTAAGTGAGTAAGAAGTTACTAGGCGCATTGTTGTTGGGTACTAGCTTGAATGTTAGCGGTGAGTGTTTTCCGGTGACAGAGGTACTGAAAGTAGTAGACGGTGACACCGTAGATGTGCAGATTCGAGTCAAACCACTTGATCTGGATCTTATAGCTAACATGAGAATACGCATGGAGGGCATCAATGCGTGGGAGAGTAGAACTTCTAACGCAGAGGAGAAGGTCAAAGGGCTGGCGGCTAAAGCTAGGTTATCAGAACTAGTCATGGCACCCCTTACTGTGTGTTTGTCTGGCAAGGGTAAGTTCGGACGGTGGATCGGCACTTTGTTTAGCGGTGAGTCTAACATTAACGAGCAGTTGGTCGAGGAAGGCCACGCTCATTGGTACGATGGTGGCAAGCGCAAGGAATTCAAATGAATTGTTGGCATTGCAAAACCGAGTTAATTTGGGGTGGGGATCACGATGTGGAGGATGAAGAGTCACCTTATTTAATAGAGACCAACCTCTCTTGCCCTAAATGCGGCACGTTTGTAATGGTTTACTTACCGAAAGAAGAAGCGACAAGTGAAAGTTAATATCACCATAGAACTAGATACAGTAGAGCCAGATGACAGAGAACTTCTGGACAAACTGATGGAGTTTTTTGAAACGAGAGGAGAAATCGTGCATGACACCCGAAGCAAAGGTGAAGAAGAAAGTTGTTGAACAACTCAAAAAGCTAGGTGCTTACTACTTCTACCCCATGACTCATGGATACGGAAAGAGTGGTGTGCCGGACATAGTTGGATGCTTTGAAACTAAATTCTTTGGTATCGAATGCAAAGCCAAGGGTAACAAGCCTACCCCTCTTCAACAGAAGAACTTACAGGACATAACCAATAGTGGCGGCATAGCTCTGGTCATTGATGAGAAGAATGTCGATCAGGTCATACCACTACTTACCAAAGGGTTTGTAGCTCAGTTGGAGCTAGAACTGTGAAGATCATCACACTGTATATATTTACCATACAGGGGATATTTGTGTGGGACTTCTACCCCACGCTTGAAGCTTGTATGGAGACAAAAGAAAAGCTCGATGTGAAACTTGTTAACACTCACGCAGATGCAGAGTGCATACGATTAGGTAGAACAGTCGAAGACTTTATGAAAGAGGAGGGCATACTTTGAAAGATAACGTAAATCACCCCCCACACTACACAGTCGGAGACATTGAGTGCATTGATGCGATCAAGGCATCCATGAGCCAAGCAGAGTTTGAAGGCTATTTAAAAGGTGCTGTGCTGAAGTACTTATGGCGATACCGCTACAAGGGTAAGGCGATTGAAGACATTGATAAAGGAATTTGGTACATGACTAGATTAAGAGAGGAATTAGATGGATCTGATAACACTCGACTTTGAGACGTTCTACGATAAGGACTTCTCCCTGTCTAAACTAACCACTGAAGAATATGTACGCGACAGACAATTTGAAGTCATTGGTGTAGCGGTGAGGGTCAACAACGAACCAACCGAGTGGGCCAGCGGAACTAATGAACAGATAGAAAAGTACTTACACACCTTTAACTGGGAAGACAGTATGGTGCTTGCACATAACACCATGTTTGATGGGGCTATCCTTAGTTGGCGATACGGCATCAAGCCGAAGCTATGGGCTGACACA